AGTTGATAAAGCTGTGATGTTTGGGGTATCACAATATCAAGCACGCCATGGGGGTGAATTACCACATCCTTCAATCATTGCAGCTGCATTATCTGCTGGTTTAAGTGGTGCGAAACAAGCATCTGCTTTGCCTGCTGAGACCCTTAGCTATTACGATAGTATTAATGAATCTGGTTTTGATGATGTAAATCACCAGCATCATGAATCTGTAAGCATCGTTCCAGCAATTACAGTTGCTACTATCGCCAACGTTATCGCTTATGCAACACCTATCGTTGCTATGATTCCCAACTCTAATAGCTCAAATGAAGTACCGATTGTATCTATTCGCTTTATCACCAACCGTGATTTTGGTGCAATGAAGAAATCAGAATACTTAGATGGTGCAAATGCTTCTAAGCCTTATGTTGAAGGACGATTCCGTTTTGCATTGTCTAATGGTGGCGCAGGTACAACTTATACTGTGACTGCACGAACAGGTTATGAAGACTTCAAGGCTAAAACACCTGATGCCAAAGCGAGTTTATTGCCATTTATTGCGGGTAATGTATCTATTAAGATCAATGGTAAAGAAGTTGCGCATACTCGAAATCGCAGTAAATCAAAATTTTCAGGCAAGATTTCTGCTATTGCTGAGAAAGACGTAGTAGTAAACGGCGTTGAATATCGTGTAGTTGGTAGCGAAATTGACATTTCAGCTAGCAAAATTAGCGTGACATTAAATGAAGCATTACCAGCTGGTGCGAAAATTGAAGTTCATCTTGTGGCGGATTTTGATGCGCGTGATGGTAATGATAACTATCTATTAACCCCAGTTGGTGTTGATTTCGAACCTGAATATGAAACATTGATTGCGTCACCTATCATGGCACGGGTAACAGCTTCAACACTATTACAATCTCAGTTAACTAACGAACTTAAGCTTGGTTTTCTGGGTCAGGCTTTAGCAATTGTTCAAGGTAAAATCTTCTTAGAACAAACTGTACGTTTATTAGGTGAAGCAAAAGATTTAGCTGAATACTCCGCTCGTGAAGTTACTTTTGATGCTTCTCGTGGTGTGACTGGAAAATTAGCAGCTGCATTTAATACTTCAGGTGACTTGTTTGCGGAAGTAAATAAATTTATTGCAGCTGCCAAATTGGATATTAACCAACGTACTGGTGGCTCTACCGTAGCATTTGACTTATATGTTGGCGATACTGGGTCAGTATTCTTTAATCAACTGTCAAGCGACAAGATGCCAGTTAAAACCGGATACACTGCTGGTTATGGTCAAATTGTCCGTATTGGTACTCTTGCAGATGGTACAAACGTTTACCACGCACCGACAGCACAAGAGCTTGTAGCTGAAGCAGATACAGCGTTTGATATGCTTTTAGTTGGTCGTGGTAATGAGCCAATTCGTGCGCCGTTCGTTGGCTTTATTCAAACGCCTCTTTCAGTTATTGAAACTCGACCAGATGCGCGTGAATCAGTACTTACTTTAATCGGTGCTCAAGCAGCCGAAATGAACCCGTTAGAACGTTATGCTGATCAAAGCTATGTCATCCACTGTATCAATATGCCATCTCTCAAAAATTCGTAAGTAAAACAGATAAGGGCGCATTTCGATGCGCCTTTTTACCCTATTTATTGAAAGGAAAATCTCATGGCTGCTGCAACACAAAACACTGACGAAACTTTAGCTTCAACTGACGAACAAGCGACTACTAAACAAAAAAACACACGTAATAAAACCAATAAAACTACAGAAACACAGAATACCCAAGCTGGTGATGAAAAAGCTTCAGACCAAGGTGATTTGTTAAATAGCCAAGGTCCTGAAGACGGCGCATCTCAAGATGAAGGTAATAAACCTACTGATTTGAAAAATGGCGATTCAGATAATGAAGAGTCCAATACTCAAGAAAATGGAAATCCAACTGAAACATCGAATGATTCTGTCAAACCTTCAAATGATCTAGATTCAAATGGTGGTAAGTCTGGTGATGATGTGGGGACGGAATCGGATCATGTCCTTAAAGAAACTGATACTTCTAAAGTTAATACTCCCATTACGGATTTGTTAACAGTATCAGGTGGGAGTAGCGTGGATCCGCTAGTTATTAAAGTTACTAATAACGGATTTTCAACAGTTTTAGAACCGTTATCACGTGTTGCTATTGAGGCAGGTAAAACAGCAAGTATTACGTGTCATAACCAAACATTTAAACATCAAGTACTGGAAAACTTACGTCAGTTGAAGGGGCTTGGTAAGAATCTAACTGTTGAGTAACAAGATGACTATTTTCATTATTGATGGCACGAACCCAATTATGGATGCTGTTGGTGATCATCCTACTGAACGAAGTATTACACTTCAAAATAACGGTTTAAGTGACATTACCGAACCATTTACGCAAGTTTTGGTACAAGCTGGTCAAAAGGTCACATTCACTTTGATCGGTGACGAAGCTCATAAACAATTGCTAGATAACCTAGATCAAATTAATGGCTTGAAAGGTAATGTACTTCAAATTGTACCTACTGAGGCAGAAGAGCCTACAGAACCTGCTAGCGGATTATAAAATTTAGGAAATGAAAAACCACTTTCGAGTGGTTTTTTTTACATTGGAACTAGCCAGAAAATCAAAAATGCCAACGGCTCAAAATACTTAAAACAAATAGCCTTGGGCGTGTAATGTAATGAATATACTTGCTCTATCAAGTACAGGTGAGCTATCCCTTGTTGCAGGGGCCAGCCCATCACTAAAACTGGAATTTGATACTCACAGTTATCTTGCAAATACAGAAATCAATGTGGCCTTTTTTGCGAAAGTAACTAGCCCACGCGGTCCTGCAGATATTTCTATGCGTTTGGAAATCCGTGATGCGGTAACAGGTGATCAAATTGTTACTGTTCAGGGATTAGTAGATGGAGACATTGAAAATTCTGCTTCTATTGTCGCTGTAGCTGATGCGAAAGAATATTTTGAGCGTTTTGATTTATCGTTAGGTATTGATGCGTTACAAGCAATCCTCAAATCAAATGCTTATAACGAATCAAATAGCTTAGGTCGTGCTTCAAAAACATTGGCATTGGAAGATGAATCATTACCATCATTTAATCCAGATGAACTATATAAAATTCTGACGAGTCAATTAAGTACACCAGCATATCTGACTTTACCAAATCCTCATGATTTACCAATTTATGTTGCGGCACAACGTGCAGCTACAAAGTTACGTATTCCTTTGGATGCTGAAATCAACCCAACTTTTACAGCTGAGCAAGCAGCTCAATTTGCGACAAGCGTAGATGCACAATCACAGTTTGTTCAATTCATTTGGAGTCCGAACCTATGCCGTCCATCTGGTGCTGTCACACTAAGAGGGCGTAAGGTCCCAGCTTATTATTTGGGCCATTACATCGGCGATAAATTATTACGTAACGCAAAGTTAAATAAACAAGGCTTTGCGCCGTTAAAAAATGCAGTAGCTTGGAAAGATTATCCATTTACAGCAAAAAACTTAAGCCAGATGCCGAATATTGATCTTGAAGATGAACAGACTCAAGAAATGTTGGCTAAGGCTAAAGTAAATGTAGTTCGTCCAGTTAAGTTTGAAACTACATTATTTGTATTAAGTGATGTGCTTACCCAATACCAAAGCAAAAATAGTGCTTTGCGTTTAGTTCCCGCCGCGGAGATTTCGACTCGGGTTACGAATAAATGTATCGAGATCCTGCGGACTTATATGTTCCAAGCTACACCGGACTATATCAAAAAAGCTGGTGATGACATTCAAGAGTTTTTAGAGGGCGCTTCTAGTGAGACAACCGGTTGGTTACAACCGGCTGAAGATCTAGGGGGTAAACCTTTTGAGTTCAGTTTAATACCTGACAAAGACTATCCATATGAGCGTGTACGACTCTATTTAGCCCATGGAGTTGTTGGTACAACTCGTGCCGCAATTTTTGATGACGACGTTTTAGTTAAATAATTTTATTAAGGATCTATCAAGATGAATCCATTTGGACCCACTACTGAAAAACCATTAACTTTACGTGCTTTTGATTCAGCAGCGGAGAATATCTCTACCGTTGTAAGTAAGGTTTCAAGTACTGATCGAGAACAGCAATCTGTGATTGAACAAGTACGACAAATTGCTCTGAACATTCTATCCGATACGGTAGATACAATCAGTGAAGGGAAGCTTGAAGATGGTGAACTGGGCGTTGATCATTTAGACGCATTAATTGTCGATGCATTAGATGGTGCAGATGATGAAGAAGGAATCTATGAAAGCGCTTTAATGGCATCTCTGTCCGATGCTTTCTTAACATTTGGCGTTGACGCTTCTGATATTGAAGAGATCTTTAGTGATGATACAGAAGTTGCTGACGCGGCGTTAGAAGCAGCAGCCAATACAGTTCTTGCTAATATGCCAGACGATGGCCCAGAACTTGAAGAACTCGTTCGAGAGTTTATTTTCGGTGAAGCGGATGAAACTGAAGAAGGTTTCGATTCAATGGCTAAAAAAATTAAAGCTCGAAATGGAGCATTTAGCCAACGGAAAGTAAATGGACGAAAAATTCACTACCGTGGTGTGTTGGCTATTCGTCAAGGTGTCAAAACCGTTGTGAATAAACGATTACCTGGACAAAAGGTCCGTTTAACTGCAGCACAAAAAGCTGGTATGAAAAAAGCTCGACTTCATGCTTTTACTGCGAATGCAATCAACAAGCGTTTACGTTCATTCAAAAAAGGTAAACGCTTAGGTATTTACTAATTACTCATAGGTAAGGTCATTTTTTGGCTTTACCTATAATCCATTTAATTAAGGAAATACTCATGAATACAACTCAAATCATAGGTGAAGCGCCTGGTATTCAATATCAGAAAAAAACTGATAAAACAGAAACAAAGACCAATCAATCATTAACTGACACAATTATTATTGGTCGTTTTATGCGTGGGCGTTTTGATGCACCGATGACAATACATAAGGGTAATATCCGTGGTGAACTAGGTTATGAACCAAATAACCCTGATTATCGTTGTGTCCAAGATGCACTAGATCGGGGTGTACCTTCAGTACAGGTTCTGCGAGTGCCGCCAAATATTGGATAAAAAGCAGATTTAAAAAGCTACCTTTTAGGGTGGCTTTTTTTATGGAACCAATCAAATTTTAAGTGGATATAACCTTTTAATCTTGAGGCATATTAAAGCTATTGAGCATCAGAAATATGCAACAATCTAATCCGATTTTACTAAATCAGCTTAAACAAGATTATATTGCTCTACAGCAACTTGGTTCACCCTTATTATCGTGTCAGGGTATGTTTGTTCCTCGTGGAATGGAAGACCTTCGCTTCTTATTTAAAAGTTGCCCACGGCCTATTGTAAGTAATGAAGATCCTGCAGAAGTTCAATATGCGGGAGGTTTTACAGGAATTGTTGCTGGGCCGCCGAAAACCCATTACACAGGTAATCTTCAAATCCTAGTAACTGAAGCAGGACATGATCAACTACTTGCTGAATATGTCGTAGCTAGTGGGGGCATCATCCATGGTGATTACTATGATGGCCGTTTAGGTAGTTTTACCCGTTCTTATGCACTTGAAAACTGCGCTATACGCTTTGAGTCAGCTGAATATGATTCTGATAGCCGATCTCAAGTTATGACTGTCTCTTGCCCAATTGACTATAACTACTTTGGTAGCTTTGCCAATATTGGTACCAACGGTAGTGTTCAACCGGGTAAAAAACAAATTGATGGTACAGCTGATCTTGTTAATCGAGTTCAGCAAGTGATCAATACTGCTCAACAGGCAACTAATCTAGCAAATGCTGTGCAAGGCGTTGGTCGTCAACTGGGCAATCTATTTGGGTAATGGCAATGAAGTTATTACCTGAATCAGAAGGGTATGCTGTAGTTGCTGGTTCTATCCAGCAACTATCAGAAGAGCTCTATAAAGAATATCAATTATCGGGCTATTCAATTTTGCTTGATGATATCGTAAAGGCATTTTTAGAAGAAGCAAAATACTATGCAGGCTGGGCGGTATTAGATTGTCAAACTAAAGCTTCTACTAGTATTGAACTGAATGAAACTATTGAACTTAGCGGCGATGAGTACGTAATTATTCAACCTTTAGTTAAAGCTCATTGTGATCTTTTACAAGCAAGATTGGTTGAGGCGACCCGTGGGCTCGGTGTCGAAAGTTATGGATTATCTGTCTCGGAAGCTCAACAGATCTATAACGAAAAGAAAGAAGCTTTACCTAAGCTTGCATTTTGTATGGCCCCTATAAGTTTTAATTTTAACTTGGGAAGCCGTTAATGCAAATCACCATAGTTTCTGCGGGTAAAATTATTCCTGCTTCTGAGCTTATTAGTGCAACTTTAAGAACTGATCTCGTACCTATTCCCGCATCCATTGAGTTCACAGTTCAATCTACTACTGAATTAGACTCCCTTTTAAAAGAAGGGGAGCAACTTACTGTAAATGACATTTCTCATCCTTTCGAACTTATCAAAGTTACTCCTCTAAAAACTCAGACTATTAAACAAGATCGCCGTGTTGGTGGGATATCTTGTATTGGTATTTTGGCTGGTTGTAAAAGACTTATCGAATATTCAAAGCAAGCAGTTATTAGTAATGAAACTTCTTTTAATTCAGTAATTCGAGCTTGTGGTGCAACGATCAGTCTGGGCAGTGATTTACCTTTGCCTAAATTTGTTTGTTTAAAGGGTAGCATGCCTACACAGCGCTTGGCTCATTATCTTCAGCAAGAAGCGGCAGTAATTTGCTTTCAAAATAATAAAGTGTCTGCTCAAAAAATTGATTCTTTCTTCAAAAAGGAACCTATCACAAAACTAGATCCTAGCAGTGTCGTTTGGATATCCAGTAAACCTTTGGAACTGATGCAAAAATCATCTTTTGTCACAGTTGAGAATAACGGTTCAACGGTTGTTGGTGATGACTCAATAACCCCAGGCCACACTGTGACGCAAAGAGCTGGTTTAGATGCCCGACAAGTCAAAAACTTGGAAAAAGTTTTGATCTTGCGGGGGACAATAATTAGACCGCTAAATTTGAACTGGAATGCAGGCGATATATTTGAAATAGATAGTAAGAAGTATGTCGTTTTAACTGCTGCACATCATATAGATACAGGCGCAATCGGGGGATCAATGGGGACTTCATCAAAGTTCTGGATTGCTAATTTGTAGGTCAAATATATGAATGGTTTAAAACGTGCAAAGATTTTAAGTTACAACGCAAAAGGTCGTACTGCACAAGTACACATTCATGGTTTAACTGATGGCGCGAGTGAAGGAATTACAGCAACTTTTGCTTATCCAGTCGGCGATAGTGATTTAGATACAGAAATTCAAATTGTGGATGGGGAAGACGTCTATGTCTTCTTTGAAAATGGTAATGAAGAACGTCCAGTAATCCATAGTTATGTCAGTCACGGAGATGGTGCGATTGTAGGGGTGCGCCGTATTCGACAAGACAATATTGAATTTATCTCTAAAGAAAATTTAAAAGTAGATTCTGGCACAACCGTTTCAATCAAAACGCCGTTAATGAATGTACAAGCTAATACTCAACAAACTGGTAATAGCACATTAACGGGAAATAGCACTGTAGTGGGTAATACTTCAGTTGCGGGCAATAGTGCTGTAGCGGGTAGTATGGCAGTTGGCACAACGCTTACGGTTGCAGGTGTGCCTATTGACCCTAAAGCTATTGAGGGTGCATTTAAAGATGCTCTTAATAAATTAGAAAGTTTAAAGGAAGAGTTAAAAGAACAAGGCGAAAAAATTGATGAAACTAAAGATCAAGTAAGCCAAGAGATTGATGAAAAAATAAAGGAAGTAGAAGAATTAATAGAAAATATTAAAGATTCTGATGCTTTTAAATTGCTTGAAGAAGGAATGAAACATTTTGATGAGGAAGTTCAAAAGATTCATGAACAAGTTAAAGAAGTTAATCAGATCGCTCAAAATAAAGTCGATGAAGTTCGTGCTTATATAGATCAAGAAATAAATAATACTAAATTAATTGTAGATCAACATAATAATGAGGCTAATCTACGATTGGATGAAGCCAATCAACGTATCGATCA